ATCTGCATGGTCGCTGAGTTTGTTCAGCTCGTACTTGCCACAGAACTTTAAAAAGTGAGCACCCACCATGCCCACGTCTCTGTGAATTACCTGTTCGCGGATAGCTGTGTCTACAACATCTTTGATTTCCTGCGGTTGCGCGGTGAGATCAATCAGGGCTACGTTACGCTCATAGTCTTCCAACACCTTGTGTTCCACTTGCTCATGGTCGGTCCAACGTTGCAACATCATGTTGTTCCACGCATAGCCTTTTTTGCCACAATCTTCAAATGCTTCTGTAATACCCACACGATTCTTTGTGCCTTTGACCGGGGCACCTGGATACGCTGAGAACACATTGTCACCAGGATCGCCTCGCACACATTTCAAAAACAACACCCACTTTTGATAGTCCACAGGTGCAATAAAGTAAGGGTCAGATTTACCAACCTTGATCTTTGAATTGCTTTCAATTGTAAAACTTAGATTCTTGCCCTTGCCGTCCTTGACACCGTCGACACTGAACAAGTGATCATTGACACCGTTGTAGAGTCGCACATTAGGTGCCACCAACTGAACGAAGTCAGAATCTGTGCTTACAATAGTGTGGTCATCTTGGGGGTGTAAAGCTATCCAACGTGCAATGACATCATCCGCTTCGGCTGTTGCGCAACGGATCACACTGCAATTGGTTTTTGTAGACAAGTATTTAGTCAGCTCGTCGTATGTTTCCCAGAACAGTTTGTCTTCTTCTGCTTCTGTTTCACTCATGGCGCCACGGGCCACAGCACGGTTGGCCTTGTAGGGTTTGTAGTAGTCCTTGCGCCAGCTACGTCCTTCTAGTGCGAATACCACGTGATCTGCACCCAAATCACGTGCTACCTTGTTGGCACTCATGATGGTCAGGTGTAGTGCAAAGCCCAGCTTGGTCCAGGTATCTGCTGCTCTGTGTGCTTGATGTCTAGCACGAAAGAACATGTTGCTGGTGTCAATAAGTAGGTATTTCATCAGGCCTTAAGAGTTGATTGGTCTTGATGTATTGTAACAGATATTCGCCCCAAAAGCAATGGGCATTGGCCCCAAAATGCCAACTTTCGGGATTTACTGTGGCAAAGCCCTGCTGTCTTAGTACAAAATCGTACGTTTTGGCGTGATCGTAAGGAGCCATATAACTTGTGCCCCAGTCGTACTGTTGTTTGATTCCTTCAAAATGACTGTTGCCATTGAACATCAGGTGCCGGATACCCTGGGATTCTAGTTCTTTGTGAAACTGCCAAATATCATCATGTGCTTGTTGCCTACACTGATCCCAGTCTATGTCCACAACAAACTCGCGATATCGTTCTTGTAGTTCTTTGGGTACATGGTCTATGCCACTGGCGTTGACTTGATAGTCTTGACCATTGTGCCACCATTCTTCTCGTTCCCAAGTAGTCCACTGTATGACCATGAAGCAGTCTTTGACAGCATCTGGATTTTGCTCAATCCATTCTCTTGTGGTACGCATGATTCTGGTATTGCTACATCCTGCTTGTGCGTCCAGATACAGTATAGCACGTAACCAGTTGGCCAGTTCGCAACTGTAACTAGCTCGTTCGTTGTCAGGATGCGGTTGTCGTCCCAGTCCCCAGAACACACCATCGTCCTGTGCCCACGCATGTGGGTTCACACATTCAGCCGCGGCGGAGTGACTGTTCCCGTTCGAATATAATAGCATGTGCAGGACTTGTGTTGATTTCGTTGATCAAGATATCAGCCCAGGCTTGGTGACCAGCAGGCTCAAAATGTTGCCATCCAGGAGTGAGTTCTTCGTAGTTGTGTTCAATACAGAATGGCACATAGCATTGTCGTTCATTGTAAGGGCAGAAAAAACAGCAATGCCAGTCCAGCCATTCTTTTTCGCTTTCAATCTGAAAGTGATGAAATGCATTGAAAAACAAATGTGGAATTTTTCGTTCGTACATCCACATGTGCAAGTTGTAGATCTTGTTGTGCCAGTAGTAGCTCATGACTCTGTGCCAGTTGGGATCTTTCTGAATGTGATTTTTCCAAAACTGATATCGCCTACGGAATTCGTTGGGTATCTGTTGTCCCACGTCTAGTTGGTTGATCTCATGGAATTGATTTTCAAAATACCACTGTTCTCGGCCGTGTTCACTCCAACCAATTACAACCAAATCTGGTGCCGGGTTGGATTGCAAGTATTCCCAGGTTGACTGATAGATCAAGTCGTTGCTAGCGCCGCTGACTGCCAAGTTTGTTGCAGTAGCGCCATAATAGTCTGTAATGACTCCGGCCATTCCAAGCTTTTTGTCATCCAGTTCTTCGCCTCCCATGTTGGAGTCGCCATTGAATAAGATATGCATTGGTTTTGCCTCAAGAAGCAGGATTGGTTCCGCGAGTCAGTTCCTTTTCTGCTTCAGCCGCCGCCGCACGTTTGCGTAAACTGCTGCTGGAGAAAGAATGATCTCTGCTGTTGAACACATGCTCTATGCCCAGGCCTGCACCTTCGTTGCGTCCAGTAAAGTTGGTGTCTTCGTACTCTTTGCCCAGGATGCGTACATCAATGGGCAAGGTCAGAATCAAGTCAACCAAGTCTCGCTCTGTGGTGTACACCACAATCTCGTCCACAAATCTACAGGCACTGAGCTGTATCTGTCGCTCCACAATGCTTTGCACAGGAGCATTTTTGATGCCTGGCCGATCAACGCTGGCGTCAGTTTGCAGGCCTGCAATTAGATAATCGCAGTGATTCTTGGCTTCAGCCAACATGGCAATGTGTCCAGCATGCAACATGTCAAATTGACTGAATGTGATGCCGATACGTTTGCCCTGGGCCTTGAGTTCTTTGATGTGATTAAAAATCATGATACTTCGCTTCTCCCGTCGCCAATGTTGCGACTCTGTACATAAATGCCGGAATTCTTGATAGCTTGTTCTTGTTCCCAGGTTTCCATCACAACGTGTCTACACACGTTCTGGAACCACTGGTCTACTACGTCATTATCAGACTTGCCTTGATATCCAGCTCTGATCAAGTTGGCCACAAACTTGTCGTTCCAATCCAGTTCAAACGCTCCTTGATGCAGATTCTCTGGATCCACATCCATGCTGAGCACAGCCACATAAGGTTCGCCACGTTCTGTGGCCAGTTCTTTAGCAGATTTTTCTGGAGCCTTGGTCTTTGGCTTTGGTGGCGCCGGTTCGGGTTTTGGTGCAGTGGGTTCGGGATTCACATTGGCTTTTACGCCAAACAAACTTTTGATCTTGTCAAACATTTATTTCCCCCAACCATTGCCCCAAAGATCCACATGCAGACGCGGACTGTACCAGTAACCGCGCTTGAGTGCTTCGTCGGCTACATTGATTCTGTTGCCATCGTACACACTGACCACACCGCCCACAGGCATCACAAACACAGGACCAGCAAAGCCTGCCAGTCGATACTCGTCTACAGCTTGATCCAGTTCGTCAAAGTCTGAGACTTTCTCAACCACAAACTTGAGATAAGCAATGCCATGTGTTTCATAGTTAAACACAATTTCTGGACGAATAGCTTCTTCACGTTTTTCGCCACTAACACTGAGCTTGGGACTGACACTGAATGTGATCTCACCGTGCCAGTCATCTAGATACAGTCTAAACTCTCTTGACAGCTCCTGAGTACCATTGGTCTCAAATGTGATGTGTCGCAAGCCACGTGCATGCAACAAGTCCAACAGTTCAGGATACGCACGTTGCCAGCCCAGCAAGGGCTCTCCGCCTGTGATCACCAGGTGCACAGGATTTCCATTGGGCTGCAACCAGTTGCCATGTGGCAATAGTGCAGCCATTTTGTCCACCAGTTGTTCAGCAGTGTACGTTGGACTCAAGTGCTTGAATGCAGGATGCCAGCTTGCATAGCTGTCACAACCTGTGTTCACCAGTGGTAGTTCTTCAAAAGTTTTGTACAGTTCCACAGTCTTGGATACTTCATCTGCTTCTGTGCTCTTCTCGCCGGGCTTACAACCAAACCCTGAACAGGTAAAGTTACAACCAAACATGCGAAGGAACACACTGGGTACACCAACGTATCGGCCTTCGCCTTGTGCAGAATAGAATAGTTCTGATACTTTAAATTTCATATTATAACCTTTTTAGTGTACAATCACTGGTTTTTGTTTTGACCAGATTATTAGATTCTTGTGCAATTTTAACACGAACTTCTTGCTTTGTCACGCTGCCTGGTAAAACTGTATCTAACCAGATTAGGTGTTCTGCTGGGGTAGGATGGCCGTCTTCTCGATCAGCCCATCTTTCTGGAAACAAAACTTCTCTGAAACTTGGCAACCAGCCTTCAAACACATCTTTATATAGGTCAACTACATCTGGAAAGAAACTTTTCTTGTCAGGATCCCATTGATCTATTTGCCAAGTAGTTTGATCCATGCTGGTAAAATGCCAGTTTACTCCCTTGAGTTCCAGCAACACTTTTACTGCTTTGATAAACGCCGCATCTCTAATCAAATATCCACGCTCGGTTACCTTTTCTTTTACAAACTTTTGATTGTAAAGTTCAGTGGTATACATGTTGCCATATGTTTGCCAGCGGGTAGTATAATGATCATTTCGCATGACATTGGTCCAACTAACAATAACAGTATCATTGGGTTCAAACTGACTACGCTGGTCTGCTTCCATTACACTGTTGAAGATGTAGTGATTGCCAGCACCACCTTGACCCCAATTTTGATACTCGTCATAATGAGCACCCAAAATGTCTGCCCACGTACTCCAGCGATAGTTTGTAAAACTACAACCAAAAGTAAAAAGACGACTCATACCTTACGTGCTTTGACCAACAGATGCCAGCCTAGATATTCTCGCACAGCTTGACGATGAGAGTCAGTCATGGTTTCAAACCAAGGTTCTAATTCATAACGGCCTGCCTTGTACGCATCTACATTGTACATAAAACAGTGGTCTTGACGTAAACGTTCAATGTACCAGCCGTTGTCACTGTTCATCAATTGATGGATTTCATCTTTGGAGAATGCTTGTGCGTATGGGCAGCCTGCTTGTGCTTCAAACTGGTCAAGACCCTTTTGGATCATGGCATACTTCCAGGAGTTCTTGGCGTATACCATGTAGCGGAATTCACCACCATATTTGACCACTTCATGTACATTGTTAATAATCTTGTCGATGCCTGGGAAGTGATGTATCACACCGTAACTGTAAACAAGATCAAACTCACCTAACGTAGCCAATGCGTCAGCATCGGTTGCATCTACATTGTAGAACTCGCCTTCAAGGCCTAGTGTTTCAAATCGTTGTTTACTGAGTGCAATGCTTTGATCACTCAAGTCAATGCCTACATACTCGGCACCATGCTTGGCAAATTCTTCTGCATCTGATCCGATGCCACAACCAATTTCTAACACACGCTTGCCAGCCCATAAATGGAACCCTGCAAATTCAGCAATGTGCGGCTCCACACGATATCTACGTTCTGATACTTCACGAAAGAATTCTGGAGTTCCGATATCACTTTGCCCGTGCTTGATGTTGCAAGGTTGTGTGTTCCAGTATCGTTTGATACGTTCTTCAAGACTGATTTGTGTCATTTGGTACCTGCTCGGAAATGTGTGTGAGGATTTTTGAACTGCACCATTTGTTTGTTGACATCGTTCTTGGCAAGATGTTCCCAGGGATCTTGCTTGCCTTGAAATACTCGATCAAAAAACGAAAGATCACATCCCTGTGTTCGCAAATAGGTAGCAATCTTGTAGCAGTCTCGATGACGTAGGTCCATCTGTGTCATGCTGTGAAAGTCCACGGGGCTGGAAGGATTGCCCTCTAACATGGGACGATTTTGAAAAGTTTCGTCCCCATTATTGCCAGTAAGGTCATGACGATCATGCAACACATCAACTGGAATTCGTTCCCAGATATTCAACATGTAGGCCTGTTGACTCAACCATGCATCTGAAATTTGATGCGGACTTAGATAGCCCAGGAGATCCAGCCACTTGCGCGGCACAATAGGAAAGATTGAATAAGGGTGATCATTGTGTGTATGAAAGGCCAACAGTTTGAACTCACCGTCGTGGGTCATGATCTCTTGGTCCCAACCACCTGTTTCCATCACAGCGTCGTCATTCCAGAATACCAACCAACGTGCATCACTCTTGCGAGCTAGTTCGTTTACGTACTCATTGAGCCGAATGTAGCCCAAAGGCGGAAACTTGATGGCAGTGTAGTTGACGTTGTGTTGATCCAGCCAAGGTTGCAGTTCTTGTACAAAGTAATTAATACCCACAGGGTCATCATTGTCAAATCCAAACATCAATTGTATTCGACTGGCATCTGCTGCCAGTTCAATAACGCTTTTTACGCTACGCTCTAGTGAATCTGATCGCCCGCGAGTAGGCAACAAGATAGCAATGTCAAATTCAGGTGTAGTAATTTCGCTCATTCAAACAAGTCCTCATTCCATTCACGATGGCCTTCGCGATAGGCCATGTTAGCCTGGGTTTCGCGAACTTCCACGCGATAGCACCACAGTCTTTCTGCTTCAGCAGGCCCCCACATTTCAGGAATGTAAACTCCGTTTACAAACTTGTAGAGTTGATCAGCAAGTCCTTCACAGCCCAGACGTGGTAGCACCACAATCTTGGCCATTTTCTTTTCTTGTAGCATTTTGAATGTGGCCAGTTCAGGATCGTCTTGTGCCACAATCAAGGTATGATCAAATTGATCTTCTAGTGTTTTCTTTAGTTCTTTGAGTCCGCCATAATCAGCAGCCCAGTTACGAACATCTAGGTCGTTGGTTCCAAAGTAAAACTTCATTGAGAAGCTGTAGCCATGGATAAGATTGCAGTGACTATCAGCTCGCCATTGGCGGTACGCACAGGGAAATGCGTCATGATACTCCTTGGTAGAAGTAAATTTGTATTGTACAGGTTGGTTTGCCATTATATTCTCCTATGTTGATTATAGCATAGGCAGCAGAGTTTGTATAGCGGGAATGATGCCATAAGGCCGCTGAGATCAATACTTATTCAGGCTGTTGATAGCCTGATTGTTTATAGTTGGCTTGCCCTGAAATCACTGCCCGTACTCCGCCCACAGGGTCTGCACAGTCCCCGGTCTTTCTTGGAATCAAATGCACATGTGGATACATCACAGTTTGGCCTGCGGCTGCGCCACAGTTGATGCCTACGTTGTAGGCTTCCCATTCCCCATTAACAACTTTTTGATGTCCAACGCGAAACGCACTTTTCATTGCTTCTTCAATGACTACGTTCTTGTTCCAGCGTGGCACAAACAACAAGTGTCCTTGTGCTACAGGAAACGCATCACGGAACACTGCCACATGATAATTAGAATGTTCAGCGGCTTCGTTGGTCCATGGTGCAGCACCTACGGCTGCGGCTTCTAGTAATGTTTCGTATCTCATCGTGGGGCAAACTCCTGTTGTAATTTAATGTTGTCAAAGAACTCTTTCTTCACACTTGGATCAGTCTTGAATGCACCTTTGAGTACAGTGGTCTGTGTAAGACTAGAGTGTGCCATGATGCCGCGATTCTCACAGCATCCGTGTATGGCTTGAATGTATACAGCTACGTTTTCGGAGTCAGTGGCCCGGCTAATCTCACGGGCAATGTCATTGCAGAGTTCTTCCTGTAACGTGCCACGACGAGCACACCACTGAGCAATACGAGTGTACTTGCTAAGACCAATGAGCTTTTGAGCGGCAATAATCCCGATATAAGCAACGCCACTGACAGGTTGGTGGTGATGACTGCACATACTGCGAAGCTCACTACGTACCACAAGCATTCCTTCGTAGCGGTCTTGTGAGTCGTTGGGAAATGCTGTTGCGTCCGGTCCTGGTTCATATCTACCTTCCATGATTTCATTAAAGTACATCTTGGCCAGTCTACGTGCTGTACCATGCGAGTTGGGATCTGTTTCTCGATCGATCAACAAACGATCAAGCACTAATTCAAATGCTTCTGTAGCTTCGTCGATCAGTTGCTCTTTGTTATGGTCGTTGACATATTCACTAATGTTGTCGCCTGCCCAAAATCTTTTGCCGTCACGCTTCATTTTTGCACGAAGATAGTTTCCAAGATACTTTTCTTCTTCATAGCCCTTGTCGCTCATGTCGTCTCCGGCTTTTACATACACTTCTTTGTCCAAAGGGGGAAATTCGTTTTTGACAAACTTCCGACTGTCGGGCGTGTTCATTATGGGATCTGGTTTAAATTTTTCTGTCAATTTGTTTCTCCGAGTTAATAGTCGTGGATGACTTTGTGCTATTGTAATGTATTTAGACCTAGAAGTCAACAGTGTTTATATAACCATTGCTGTAAAGGCACTAAAAAATGTTGCCGATTTTGTATGTGTGCACAGTTGTGCTCTACAATTGGTTGCAGTTTCTGATGTAGGAGTTGATGATTTTGATCAAACAACCATCTAACTTGTTCAAATGCCTTGGTAAATCTTTCGGTAGGATCCAAGACTGAGTCGTAACTTTCGTCAATTACATCACCAAAAGTTTCAAAGCCAAAATTTCTTAGATCCTCTAGTTGGCCTTGGGCACCAAAAAATACAAAAGGTCTCTGACCATACAAGGCCTTGGCTGTTTTTTCAGTAAAGAAAAAATAATTTTCAAAGTTAGTCTCTGCAATCAAACTGTACAATGAATTTTGATAAATGCCCCAAGGGACAATTTGTGAAATTTTTGCACCAGATTCCAGTTGCACATAACTGTTGAATCCTTGACTACCGATAACATCAACTGATGCACTGTCTTCGAGATAGTCAATTTCTGGACTGCGATAGATGGTTTTTACCAGAGCAGCGGAACCAGTGTGGGTGGTCAAATTTACATAGCATGCATCCAACATACAGTGTTGGCCCAACCGATCAAAAATAAATTTCCGATGTCTTTTTATACCGCCTAGCAATACATCAAACGTTCGCTGATGATACTCAATACTATCAACCGTTCTTGGAACATTGTGTTTCAATATGCTTTGCAAAAAGTAAGGATACACATACACTGAGTCGGTGTCTGGGGGATAGTCTTTGTGATATCCGCTGCACACAATTACAATGTTGTGATTGTTGAACTTTATTCTGAGTTTTTGTAGATAATT